CCTTCCATTAGTCCAATTTGATAGCTTTTTATTTTACCGTATTTAGAAACCGGTGCTGTATCTTGACATGCTTTCTATTTCCTTACCATTACCTCCGTGTTCCCTTGAAGCCACAGCAACAATTTCTGGCACTGCACGTCGCCAACTCAACATCTCCTTCGTGCCGAATTGGGTGTTGCATCGTTGTTCCGTTTCCAGGTCAATGTATCCCATGTGTCCGATCGTTCTAACCACAAAGCCTTCAAAAGGATATGCAGTAGACTTCCCAAACAAGCATTCATTCATAATCTCTAGATAGTGTCCATCGCTAATCCATGGTCTTGGTAGATGTATAACCCTGTTTAAGCCCAGCACAACATTGTCTGGTACTATGCTTTTTAAAGCAAGTCCTAGTCTCCTGCAATCTCTCATGTGTCCATAATTGATCAAAAGATTGTTCGCTTGAGCGGCAACCCATGCAAGATGCGTGTTAGCTACATCATTGCTTGATAACCAGATACTCGCTTTGGCAAATATCTCTGCAACTGACCTTATAGGTTGGTAACGGAATGCGACTTCTCCTGAGTAGCTGTCATAGTATGAAATTTTAGCATATTTATGAGAACAGAATTCCACTTCTTCAAACGTACGCCCGATGGGACTGGGTGCTTCCCTTGGTATGTTCTTCCTAGTCATGCCTATTGAGTTCAATACGTCATGCCTCCGAGATAATTTCCTGATATTCTCACTGCTTGATGTAAACACGGCGTCATCCCCCGACACGCATCCACTCCATTCACCATCCAGCATTTGCTCGGTAACCCATGCCCTGATTTCTTCCAGTCCGATGTTCTCAATATCACATATCTGTAGCAACCCAATGGCAATGCGTGTTATGGTATTCATTGCATATGTTGTGGCGCTTCCTGACATTCTCTGCCCAACACCTTCAATCAACTCGCATCGATTGAAGAATGATGGATAAGGTATCAATATGTGAGGGTGAGCATATATCCTGTACAAGTTTTCCATGATTCTATATTGAGATGGGCTAGTTGCGAATCTCGATACAAAATGGTAAAATTCCAAGGATAAGATCTTCTTGCCAATTTTAGTGTCATAACCTGCGATGTCATCACTGATACTCCACTCTCCATAGATCTCTTTGAGGCGCATTCCGAGGTCGTGCAATCCTAATCCCCCTACTCCAAACCTGTTGATTTTTGGTTTGGTCATGTTGATCAACCTGCCAAAATACTTCAATTCGATCATTCTCATAGGAATTTTCAGATAAGCGACCATCCTAGATCCCAAACCCCCTTCTTCCTTCTTCTCTCGCTTGCCGATTGTGTTGAAAACTCCTCCAAGAGGTTTTCCATTGATTAGAGCGCGTTCATGTTGTCTAATTTCTTCCATGAATTCTGGCGTGTCCAGTGCTTGTCCTACGTCCTTCCATAAATCCTGTATTCCTGGTGCTCCTTGCCTGTTTGCTTGTTCCTTGATCTCATCCCATGATAATGGGTTTAAGTGCATCCTGTTGTTCATCATGTGATCTGCCAATCCTTCGTAAACTTCGCGTAGCCTGATGAAGTAAGGGCTGTTCTCCGTTGGAGGTTTGTCCACTTTGCGTACAAATACTTTCATGAATCCTTCCGGGGTCGTATCAGTTGAACTCCACTTTGAGAGACCATGTATGATAGTAATCAGCCTCTTAATGACATTCCACACGATGGGTGACCTGAATGTTGACTTTCCTCCTCTATTACCAAATGGATATACTCCAAGTGATTTCCAATGCAAGAAAGGCCGAGGTGTTTCGGCTATTTGTGGTCCAAGTTCCTCGATAGACTTGCTCATATCAATTTCATCCAGTAGATTGACATCCTCGACGATATTCTGTCTGTATGTCATGTGCTCCCTGTAAATCTCTTGTATGTGAGGTGACTGATCATTTAGTGCTCTTTTCCATTTGTCCATTAGCAGCTTCCTTGCCTGTGCTGACACACTCTCTCCTGGTGGAGTTGAGATGAAATACATTTCCATGGTTGATTGACGTGAATAGGAGCTGAGATATAAATTGCCTCTTCCAGTAATTGTTCTTATCCGTTCCAAGGCAGTGATGATTTTAAGATCTGTTGGTGTTAAGATCTTAAGTATGAAACCATCTAGGTTACTGTTTATGTAAGGCATAACGCCTTCCATAAAGAGAGTCCTAAATTTGACGATTTCCTCATCTGATTTCCCGCTCGATTAGCCCCCGTCAAACAAGAGCCAGTCAGCTTTCACTCGATTGGTCTTGTGGAAAGTCCTGATGTCCGCGTTGTACAGTTTGATCTTCTCCTTTCCTTCCCAGTATCTATCTGTTAACTCCTCATGTCCTGGTGTAGCATAAGTTCTTCCAAATGTGACGCAAATTGTTTCCACCACAGTTGAAATTGGTGTGTAAACCTGCTCCCATCCTCCACGTCCGCAAGCTAGTGACAATACTCTGCCCGATATTCTCAGTTTTGACTGCCTAAGTAGATCTCTCAACTTCATGCAACCACGAGAAATGTCATCAATGTCTTTCTTCCGCGCTATTATGCCTGCCACTTTAAACTTGTCGAATGTCTTTTTTGACATGGCATTCAAGAATGTCTTGAATGCTGCGTTCAATCCATCTAGGTTTCCGGCTCTAGCATGTTCTATTAACCTGTTTAATCCTGTCCATTCTATTGCGTGCATTCCTACACGTGGTTTCCAAGACGCCAGCCAAATAATGGCCAGTGCAAAAAACCAAAATACGGTTGTTATCTCCATCAATAAACAATATTTTCTCCTGCCCTATTTACTTTTAGTTCAGATATTATTTCC